ATGAAGTTACATTAACTTATGCTGGATCTACAAGAGTAGGACAGATAGTTAATATAGATACAAGACAAGGTGGACAGACTTATCTGTTTACTTTATTAGTGAGGTTCTAATGGCTACAGCAAGAGCTATTAATAATATTATTCCAGATTTAGAAGGAAATTTAGAAAGAGATTTAAATAAATTAGTCAAAGCTGTTATTGCTGATTTGTCTACAGAAGAAAATAGTCCTGTTGATACTGGATTTTTTGCTTCTAGTTGGACAGCCAGTACACAAAGACCTAGACCTGATGAGGCTAGAGAATCAGTTGCTCCGTGGAGTAACATAAAACCAACAAGAAGAGGTCAAAGATCTTCTCAAGCAAAAGTTGAACCTAGATTTATCAATTCAATACCAAACTTCAAACCTTTTTCTAAAGTATTCATTGGCAATAGATCACAATATGCAGCAAGAGCTTTAGCTTCTCCAAGAAGTAAAATACCTCAATATGTTCAAGGGGATTTAAGAAATCTTATAAATCAAATGTTTACAGATAAACCGAAACTTGGTGTTGCTGCTTTTGGTACAGGTGTTAGAGGTAAATCTGATAATGTTAGATTTACAGGCGGTGGTATTGGTGCATTTAGTGATCCTAGTTCTGTATTTGTTGATTACGAAACTCCATGACTTTAGTTAACACAAGAGCAGCTTTTGAAAAAGCAGTAACAGATGCAGTTGCAGCAGTAGATGCTACTGTTGAAATGGTCTATGACAACATGGTTTATAAAACACCAGGAAAAACAAAAAAATATATTGTCATGTCTGTTGATTTTGCACAAGCAACAACTCAAACACAGGGAGCATCACAGGATTTTTATTCTGGTGTTATTCAATGTAATATTTATGTTCCTAGAGGAAAAGGTAGTGCAACTCTATCTGCTTTAGGCGAAGCTGTCATTGATGGACTTACTTCTGTTAACGCTTCTAATTATACCGATACATTTAGTTGTACTCCAAGAGTTCTTGATGTTGTTGGAGTTACACCTATTGAATTAGATGACTCTTCACATTTCTTAGGCTTAATATCTTGTCAATTTACTGCCAATGCCTAGTATAGTGTTAATAGCTATACATTAACATGACTAGAGCAGTTGATCTTTTAAAAAACAAGTTTGGGGTTTCTCAACTTTATAAACATGATGTAATCAAAGATGATGAGATAATTTTTTCTGTTTATTGGAATCCACTAACTATCGCAGAACGAGAAGCAATACAAAAGAAAAGTAGTTCTGAAGATATGAATGACTATGCTTTGCAAATGATGATTGAGAAAGCTAAAGATAAAGATGGTGCAAGACTTTTTCAAGATGGAGACAAAGCATCTTTAAGGCGAGAAATTGAAGCATCAATTCTTGAAGAAATACAATTAGCGATGGTTAACTCTGGTGCTGATAAGGAGGTAAAACAGGCTAAAGCCGATTTAAAAAGCTAATAAAGATTGGCAGTTTTTATTTTCTTTAGCAAAGACATTACATAAAACTGTAGCTGAGTTATGTGAGACTTTAACTATCGAAGAAATGATAGGTTGGGCTGCTTATGCAGAAATCGAACACGAAGAATATAAAAAACAACAAGAACAAGCACAGAAAACTAATGCTTTAAGAGGTAAAAGAAGGTAATATAGAAGAAATGTTTTTATTTTTATAGCAAGTGGCTAATTATAACGTAGATATTGCTATTGCTCTTAAAAATTCTAATAAGTTAATGCAACTCCGCAAGGAGTTAAAATTAGCAACAGAAAATCAAATAAGATTTAATAAAGCAGCAAAAGAAGCAAATGGAATAGCTGTTGTAACTTTTAATAAACTTAATAAAGTACTTTCAAGAGCTAGATCCAATTTAGACAAAGCAGCAGTTGGTAGTGATAGTTTTAGAAGATCAGCAAAGGCATTAGTAAATGTAGAAAAAGAACACAATAAACAATTAATTGAAAAAGAAAAATTATTAAATAAGTTAAGAATACAAGCAGATCCTAATTTTATCGTTAGAGAACAAAGAAAGTTACAGATACAAGAAAATATAAGACAATTAAGAACAAGAAAATTTGGTAATGTAAATCCAAGTCGACCTGCTGATATTACTTTTGGACAAGTTGGGGGTAAAATTGGTCCTGCTCAGTTGATAGATAATAGACAAGGAGGGTTTTTAGCTTTTAGTAAAGTTGCAGATCAAATAAAAAAAGATACAAAAGATATTTCTTCATTTACTAAAAAATCATCACAATTATTAACTCAACAAGTTGCAAATAAAGGATTTACTGGAACTTTTGGTGGAGATACTGGAGTTCAATTTGGTGTACCAGGTGGGAAAATAGGACCAGCATTACCTAGAGGTTTTAGGCTTAGACAACAGTTTGCACCTGGAGGTGCTTTTTTTAATAGCAGAGGAACAGCAGGTAGAATTTCAAGTGGATTACAAAGTGGTCTTATTGGTGGAGGTTTCCCTCTGTTATTTGGTCAAGGAGGTGCTGGAGCTATTGCAGGTGGTCTTGGTGGTGCTTTAGGAGGTGCTTTATCTCCTGGTTTTGGTTTTGCAGGTTCTATTGCTGCTACTGCAATAACTCAACAAATACAAGAGACTCTTGAATTTAGAAAATCTATCAAAGAATTAAATAAAGAAATGGAGCAAATGGGTATAAGTTCAAATATTAGTGGATCACAGGTAAGACAACTAGGTAAGTCTTTAGGTATTACAAAAGAAGAAGCAGTAAAAGCATTACAAGAGTTCAAGCGATTTGGAAATCAAGCAGTATTATTTGCTGAAAAATTTGGAGGAGATTTTGCTAAATTTGATGCTATCGCACAAGCAAATACAGTTCAATCTGCATTAGCAGCGATAAGAAAAATTAATAAAGATTTGACATTAGATGATGAGTTGAGATTTATAAATTCAGTAAGAAGGCTTGGTGTCGAAGCAACAATAAATCAAATGCTTGATGAAATGTTAGAAAAAGAAAAAAAATTAAAAACAGAAGGTTTTGGTCAGGGAGAAGGTAAAAATGCAGGTGCTAATAGAAAAAGATTAGGTCAATTACGACAAGAAAGTGTTGCAACACAAGTAAATATAGATAAAAATAAGGTATTTTTAGAAGGATTAACAAGAGTTAGAGATCAATTTACACAAAACAGAGATGCAGCAGAGGCAGCTAATCGTGGAATTAGAAAAGGCTTAGAAGATGTAAATGCTGAAATAAGAAAACTAAATGATAATCAATTTCAAGTAGTTGAATTGTCTAAAACACTTGGTTCTGCTTTTTCAGAATCTTTCAAGGGAATAATAAAAGGAACAATGAGTGTTGGAGATGCGTTTAGAAACATGTTTATGCGTATATCAGATCATTTCTTGGATATGGCTGCACAAATGATGGCTGCACAAATATCAAGAGGATTTATGGGATTATTTGCAAATGCTTTTGGTGGTGGAGGTAGTTCTTTTTTTGTTCCAGATACACCTCTTGGGATCGCTGATTCAAGTCAATTTTTAGGTGGACCTAATCCTTTTAAAGCAAATGGTGGAGCAGTAAAAGGTGGTAGTAGTTATATTGTGGGAGAACGTGGACCAGAATTGTTTAGTCCAGGTGTATCAGGAATGATTACACCTAATGAAATGCTTGGAGGATCTACAAATATAGTTGTAAATGTAGATGCTTCTGGTTCTTCTGTTGAAGGCGATGAACAACAGGGTAGAGAACTTGGTCGTATGATTTCAGTTGCTATACAATCAGAATTAATTAAACAAAAACGACCAGGAGGTATGCTCGCATAATGGCTACGTTTCCTTCAATAAAACCTACATACGGACAACAAAAAAGATCCGCACCAGCTACACGCACTATTCGTTTTGCTGATGGGTTTGAACATAGAATACTATTTGGATTAGCAGAACATCAGAACCCAAAAGTTTATAATTTTACTTTCAATGTCTCTGAAGTCGAAGCAGATGAAATAGAAACTTTCCTTGATGCCCGTGCAAATGATAGTGATAGCTTTGATTTTACTGCTCCTGGAGAAAGTGCATCACAAAAATTTGTTTGCGAAACTTGGAACAAATCAATACCATACAACAATAGAGCTACAATACAGGCAACATTTAGAGAAGTATTTGAACCATGAGTACTGCTCCTATTATTACTGATCTACAAAAGATCAATCCTTCAGCAATAATTGAATTATTTACAATAACTACTGATGCCACTTTGCATGGATCTGCACAAACTTACAGATTTCATAATGGAACTAGTCTAAATGCTAATGGAGATATTATCTGGGCTGGAAATACATACATAAAAATGCCAATACAGGCAGAAGGTTTTGCTTTTCAGAAAGGACAACTTCCTAGACCTACTTTGACTATCAGTAATGCTCTTGGAACTATTACAGCTATCTTGTTAAATGTAAATCAGGTAACAACAGGAAATGACTTAACTGGAGCTACTGTGACCAGAATCAGAACATTGGCACGTTATATTGATGCTGTTAATTTTCCTGTAACGACTACCAGCACTACAGCAACTGAAACTATTGCTGATCCTGCTGATGCTGAATCTGTGACTTATACAGTGACAGTGGTGCAAGATTCTGGAGGTAATAATGTTTTTGCTATTAATGGAGTGCAAAAACCTGTAATCACAATGAAACGTGGGTCAACTTATATATTTAATCAATCTCATAGTTCAAATGTTGGACATCCTCTAAGAATAAAATCTGATGCTGGAGGGCAACAAATAACGACAAATGCTGGAACTCTTGGAACAGATGCCACAGTTACTTATCAGCCAGCTTACCCTTCTGCTCCAAATGATTTGAGATATTACTGCACAGTTCATGGAAATAATATGGGTAATACAATCACAATGAACGATCCAAGTACAACGACCCAAGATACAACTACAACTACATCTCAACAGGTAAATCCATTAGGAACACCAGATCCTACAGCAGAGTTTCCACAGGAAATTTATAAAATAGATAGAAAATCATCAGAAAATAGAGAAGTCGTACAATTTGAGTTAGCTGCTGTATTTGATCTTGCTGGTATTCGTGCTCCTAAAAGACAATGCACTAGAACTGAATTCCCTTCGATTGGTACGTTTATAGCATGAATTGGAAAGAAAAAGCACTTGCTCATGCAAAAGAACAAGATCCTAAAGAGTGTTGTGGTTTATTGTTAAATATCCGAGGAAAAGAAAGATACTATCCTTGTCGTAATCTTTCAATGACAGATCATCAATGTTTTATTATTGATCCAGAAGATTATGTAAAAGCAGATAATACTGGAGAGATAACAGCCATTGTTCATAGTCATCCTGTAACACCACCTACACCTAGTCAGGCAGATCAAATTGCTTGTGAACGTAGTAACCTTCCGTGGCATATTGTCAACCCTAAAACGGAAACATGGGGATATTATGAACCTTGTGGATATAAACCACCTTTACTTGGTAGACCTTGGGTTTGGGGTGTTACTGATTGTTGGAGTTTAGTTAGAGATTGGTATAAAGAAGAAAAAGGTATTGAATTGAAAGATTGGGATAGACCTATAACACCAGAAGAGTTTATATTGAATCCTTTATTTCAAAGTTGTGCTTGGAGAACAGGTTTTAGAGAGTTAAGACCAGATGAAAAGCTAATAAATGGCGATGCGTTACTAATGTCTATTGGATCTCCTGGTTTAAATCATGTAGCTATTTTCTTAGATGGGGATGTTTTACATCATTTAACCGATAGACTATCTTGTAGAGAGCCTTATTCTCAATGGTTGTTAAAATGCACAGGAGGTAGGTATCGTTATGTTGCGTAAATTAAAGTTATATGGCGAACTTGCAGAATTTGTAGGTCATAAAGAGTTTGAGATACAGGTAGATAGTCTTGCAAAGGCGGTAAGTTTTCTTGTCAATAATTTTCCGCAGGTAGAAAAATATATGAATCCTCAATATTATCAGGTAAAAGTTGGTAATTATGCAGTAAATCAAGAAGAAATACATCACCCAATAGGACAGGAAGATATACATATTGTTCCTGTAATAGCTGGTGCTGGTAGAGGTGGTCTTGGAAAAGTATTATTAGGTGCTGCTCTTATTGCAGGTGCATTTTTTGTTCCTGCTGCTCTAGGTGGTGCTGCTACTTTTTCATTGAAAGCAGGATTAGGAGGAGGCTTTATAGCAAAAAGTATGGTTTATTTAGGTGCATCTATAGCCTTAATGGGTGTAAGTGAAATGTTATTTCCTTTACCTAAACCAAAAGAATTTAAGTCAGAACAAGATCCACAGTTATCATTTAGTTTTTCTGGTACGCAAAATACATCAAGAGCAGGTACTCCTGTTCCAATAGTTTATGGAGAGATAGTGACAGGATCAGTTGTTATAAGTGGTGCGATTGATACTCAACAGGTGCAAGCATGACAAAACCTAAAATTATTAAAGGTGCAGGTGGTAGACCATCACCACCACAGCCACCACAACCAACTAGAACACCTGATACTTTACATAGTAGACAGTTTGCTACTTTTCTTGATCTCATTTCTGAAGGAGAGATAGAGGGTTTTGCTACAGCTTCAAAAGAAGGTCTAACTCAAGGAACTTCTGCATATAATAATGCTGCATTAAAAGATGTATTTCTAAATGATACTCCTGTTTTAAAAGCAACAGCTAATTCTGCCTCTCCAGCTACAACTGATTTTAATTTTCAAGACGTAACATTTAATCCTCGTTTTGGTACATCAGGTCAGACAAAAGTTGAAGGTATTGAAAGTAGTTCTTCTGTTACAGCAGTTGGAGTTGTTGTAACTCAATCTTCTCCAGTTACTAGACAAATTACAAATTCAAATGTTGATGCTGCAAATATCACAATAACTTTTCCTCAAATACAAAAAGCAACAGATAAGGGAGATTTACTTGGCTCATCTGTTTCACTAAAGATTGCTGTTCAATATAATTCTGGTGGTTTTACTGATGTTATTTCTGACACGATTACAGGAAGAACTGCTGATGCGTACCAAAGAGATTATAGGGTAAATTTTACAGGTGCTTTTCCTGTCGATATAAGAGTTACCAGAGTTACTGCTGATAGTTCAGATTCAAGTTTACAAGACGCATTTCAATGGACAAGTTTTGC